AAGCTCAAGCTCTCCCTGGAGGAGTCCAACGGCCTGGCCTTCAGGTTCAAGTTGTGGCAGTTCAACTTGTACGTGATCAAGTTCTTGATCTCCGTCTCCAGCATGTACAAGGTGTCCTCCAAGTCCTGGTCCTCCTTCTCCTCCGCCAAGAGGTGCTTGAACTTGCTGAAGTTGGGCCTGGCCTCCATGTTCAAGTACACCTTCCTCAAGAACTTGATGGCCTCGTGCTCCCACACCTCCTGCTCGGACAACCTCAAGATCGGCGGCAAGAAGAAGTTGCAGTGGCTGTTGATCTTCCAGATCACCCCCTCGACCTCCACGTCCAAGTTCTTGTCCATGGAGATCCCCTCCTTGAGGTCCCAGTACTTCTTCACCTTGTCGTCCCTCCTGTTGCCGGCGTTGCCCGCGGTCACGGCGAAGTCCAAGATGGTCATCTTCCCGTCCCTGAACAACAAGAAGTCCGGGGTCTGGAAGTACTTCGGCCCCGTGTAGGACAGCTCCTCGATCAAGTCCACGTCGGACTTCTTGGAGCTGTCCTCCCCCATCAAGGACAACACCACCTTCATGAACAGGTCGTGCCTCACCCTGTTGAAGGCGTCCACCTTCTGGTAGGTCAACTCCCCCTCGGTCATCCTGGAGATGATGGAGGTGTAGTCCTCGGTGAGGCTGACCCTGGTCTTCTCCTTGTGGAACTGCCTCTGCCTCAAGTAGTACTCCCCCACCAACTTCTCCAACGTGGACGACACCTCGAAGGTCAGGGCCGAGCTGGTCTCGAAGTCCTCCATGTTGTTGATCTTCATCATGGGGGTCATCAAGGCCCCCTCCATGTTCAAGTACCTCCTGTACAAGTCCTTCTCCGACCTCAGGGGGTAGAACCTGTTCTCCGGCCTCTTGGACAGGGGGTGGCTGGAGCACATCGACAAGAAGTAGATCAGGGGGTTCGTCGGGAACACCATCATGAAGTCGTCCTTCTTCCCGCCCACCTGGCTCAAGATGTTGGGGTTGTACAGGTCCTTCTTGATCTCCTCCTCCATGAAGTCCCTCTTCATGGAGCCCGTCACCGTGTACTCCCCCTCGTACTTGAAGAAGATCGTCTCCATGACCTCCTCGTCGCTGATGGTCTTGGTCTCGAACAAGGCCTTCAAGATCTTCGTCTTGTCCCCCTCGGTCCCCTGGACCATCCCCCTCTTGACCATGTACCAGATCTTGCTGGGGATGTAGGTGCTGCTGGTGGAGACGACGATGGAGTTCTTCAAGGGGGCGACGGACAAGTCGAACCTCACCAAGTGGTAGGACACGGTGATGTTGCCCACCATCCTCTTCAGCTCCTCGTTCAACTTGAACTTGTTGTTCGAGTTGAACACCTTCATGGTCTCCATCTTGAGCTCCTGCTCCTTCTTCTCGTTCTGGTTCTGGTGGATGTGGATGATAACTTGTA